TCCAAAAACAAAAGCTCGTTATTGGTCTTGCAAAGCTTGGTGATTCATGAAAAAAATATCAGAAAAAATTCTTAACTTACATCATCCAAAAAGTGGATATAAAAAAACCATTAAAGTAAAAAAATATAAAGCACCAGATGGTAATTTAATAACATCCTATGTTGATGCTGGAATGCAGGATTCTGTTCAAATATTTGCTTTAACAGAAAATAACAATGTTATAATTGTTAAACAGTATCGTCCTGGTTCTGAGAAAGAAGAGATTGAACTTCCTGGTGGAAGAATTGATGAAGGTGAATCAAAAGAAAAAGCTGCTCATAGAGAACTTAAGGAAGAAACTGGATATACAACAGATAAACTATTTTATCTTGGCAGCAAAACATATTCTCCTTATTCAGAAGGAAGAATCTATTTCTTTGTCGCCCTAAATTGCTCTAAAACCGACAATCTCAAGTTAGATAGAGACGAGTATCTATCAGCACATGAAATGCCTTTAAAAGCCTACAGGGAGCTTATGAAGAAGTCTAACACTCGTGGTGTTGATTGTGCCTATATGGCTTTAGATAATCTTGATATGCTTTGATTTAAAACAAAATAAATAAAAAAGCCCAGATAAATTCTGGGCTTTTTTTATTCAGGTAAATCTTCTTAATCTTGCAGGAGATTCAGGTCTATGCCTTCCAAGAAGTGCTCTGGTTTGAGCATCATTATGATGAGTACCTTTTGTTAATTCGTTACCGTTATCTTTACCTTTTTCAATTTCTTTCTTTATTCGTTCTATTAGCCATCTTTTATATGTTACAGGGAAATCGTAATAATCCTGCCATGTCATGCCAAAATAATAACCTAATAAAAAAAATGGCTCTAATAGAACTTGTTCTTTACTTTCTGGAGTTAGGCCAAAAAAACGTAGATCCCATCGGAAGGGCACCCTCCTCTGTATGATCACAATTTCTGCAATTAAAAGTAACGCTCATATGAACGCCAGGTTCATGATCTTCAATATACTTTCTTAGCTCTAGTGAATCTCTAGCTGGCATATAATTAACAAGCTTAGAAATAAGTCCTCTTTCACGATTACCATCAATTTCTACAATAGAATTAAGAAGTCTGGTTGTTACAACGTTTTCTGTAACAATTCCTTTCTTTTTTCTCATTTCCATTTGTTGAGCAATTTCTTCTTCTTCTTTACCAGTCAAGAATTTAAAGCCAACTGTTTTATTTGAGACAGGCAATTTAAATCTAAATAAATTTTCACCAGCATTGGCTGGTTCTAAATCTAGTGGTTTAATTGGTAATTCAGTTAAATCAAATTCAATTTCATTTTTAAATTCACAACTTGGGCAATTCCAGTTAGCTGCATATTCTCTTCCATAACCAGAGATTCTTACTGCAATCATAAGTGCATTTCTGTCACCAGTTAATAAAGAACCGACATCAACTGCTGGATTTATTAAACAAGCTTTTATTAATTCAGAAATAACAGTGCCTTTTTTAATAAGAGCACGAGACATGAGAATATCTTCATCTCTTGCCGTCATAGCTCTATATTCTATCTGTGTTGCATTGTGTAATGGATGTTCTAATCCATATACTTTACCGGCTGATGGAAGCGGAACAGCATCGATTGGAATTTCTATTCCTAGTTCTCTTTTAGCATATTCTTCTCTAGAGACTACAGGAACTCCATTACTATTTGAACTCATAGCTGCTTGCTGTGCAGCAAAGATTGAATTTCTTAATTCTCGATTGTCATTTTCAGACATAAATTTTTACTTCTCCTATTCATGTTTAGTATGAAAACTAAACAAAATATGTATTATTAAAATGTATAAAAAATAAGCCGCTTAGTTATAAGCGGCTTATTAAAATATGATTTGAGAATTTTAGATCAGTATTGAAGTACAGCGTTATCGTATTTTAAAGTAAGTTGGATTTCTGTCATATCAGCATCGCTTGAATAATCTAGATCACTGAATGTTGCTTTTTCTACGAACGCACCTTTGATATCCCAAAGTTGAACTACTGTACCAACTGGGTCTAACATTTTAATTTGAATATCACGTTTATAGAAATCTGCATAACCACCACGACCAGAAACGCTTTCAAAACAGGAACGAACCCATTCCATTACTTGTTGAGCGCCGGATGGAGCAATTGGATCATGCAATGTTACATCGATAGATTCAAATTTTGTTTTTCCTGCTAAGTAACGTGTGCTGTTAATCCATGGTACTTCAATTGTTGAAGTTGAAGTAGAAGGACGTTTGCCTGATTTTACTAAAAATGAATCGATACCTTCAATTGCAAATACGAATCTACGTTTTTGCAATGGTTCAAACTTGGTTGGTAACATGTCTGTTACTGATAATGTCTCTGCCATAGTATTGTTCCCTTATTTCTTAATTAAATATTGTTATCAAATAGAATTTGATAAAATTTCTTTTACCATTTCTCTAATTTTTTCTTTCATAGATTCTGCAACAGCAGATTGTCTTGGTGCTTCTTCTGGGGAGACTTTTCTATGTAAAGAAACTTGTGCTGGTTTTAATTTTTCTTCAACGCCAGCAATTGCTTCTTTAACAGTTTTTTTCTTCTTTTTGGCTGCTGTTTTTTTGGCAGTTATTGCAAAGTTAATTCTTTGTAATAATTTTAAATCATGAGCAGATAGCTTTTTATCGCCTGCACCTTTCTTTTGAAGAGCAGCTTTTTTCTTTTCTAGATCTGCCATAGAAAGATTTTTCTCTTCTGGCACACCAAGTTGTTTTGACAATGCTCCCTTTTTCTTAACAGCAGCTTGCATCCATTTTTGTTTTTTCTCTTGCATTGGTAATACAAGAACAATTTCTTCTTCTTCAGGATTATGACGACCTTTTCGGGCGCTAAGAGTATCGAACAGATCTTTCATGCCATCATGGTCTTCCATGCCATGATGAGCTTCCATATCGTGGTAACATTCGTTTACTGCTTCAGAAATCATCTTTTTTAGTTCTTTTATTGTAATTTGCATTTTATATCCTATTATTCTAAATTATTTTCAGATTGTTCCTGGATTTGTAATTACGAAATCTACAGAAAGGAATTCTAGTGTACGTGTTGGTTGAATGTAAATCTTACCACGGATTGTCTTGTTCTCGAAATCTGCTTGCGTTGTTGTGCTTGTATCAATCTTAACAAGATAACGATCAACGCCGTTTTGATCTTGAACTCTTTTAAGAATTGGAGTAACAAGACTTGAGAATCTTGCTAAGGTTTCAGCTTTACCTTGTTCGAATATTATTCTGTTTGCAATTCTCTTAACTTGACGACGAAGGTCTATTAGAAGTCTTCTAACGTTTACTCTTTCAAGTGCAGATTGTGAATTTAGAACAGTCTTTTGACCCCAAACAACTACTCCATCACTACCTGGGAAAGATGTAAGTGGATTAATTCTTTCTGAATATAGATCATCTAGATTTTCTCTTGTAAGCATCAAAGATGATTGATTTGTGGTATCAAGCGCACCTCTTGTAAAACCTGCTGGTGCAAACCATGGATAACTTACTGAGTCATTCTTGCCGAATGCGCCAAGTACTACAACAGTTGGAGGAACTTGACGAACTACATCGTTATATTCATCTCTCATTACTACATCTGGGAAATATGCAGCTCCGAAAGAAGAATTTAATCCTCTATCTCTGAAAGCATTTGCTGTGTATCTTACAGAAACATCTTGTAAACTTGAAGTAACAAGAGTTCCATTTACATCATATTCTTGTAGATCCATTAACAATAGAGAATCAAATCTAGATTCAACTACTTGCAATGCCCTGTCTGTGATAATTGGATGACGCAATCCAGGAAGAGTTAAGAGTTGAATATCAACTTCTGTTGCATCAGAAATGATATCAAGAGTCTTGTTATATGCAGATACCGTTGGTCCATTTGTTGTTCCACGATCTGCTTTAGACATTTCTTCAACTATGGCTTGATTTGTTAATTCATTTGTATCTTCATTGAAGATTCTTACGCCATCAAATCCACCTTGTAAATTAACTGTAAATTTACCTAGTAATCTTACAGTTGTATCCGTTAAATCAGTAACTTGAAGTGCTCTTGTGAAGTTCACAACATCTGGTGCAACGTTTCCAGGACGAACATAACTCCAGCTTATTAATTGGGTCGTATCTGCAAGATTACTAGAAGAAACATATTTGATTTTAATATTTTCTAGTGAGAAAGCATTGTTGTTAAAACGATCTGCATCAAGGATTCCATTAGTAGTTGTATCTGCTGTTCCTTGATTATCTTCAACAACAATGTTTACATATTCAGTTTGGAAATTTGGATAATATGCGGTGAATCCTTTGATTGTTGGATCAAAAACACTGCTTTTATTTAATTCTGTAGCAGAAGTTCTTTGTTCAAATTGAACACCCCAATACAAACCTCTATCTGCGGTTGTAGAAGCATTTGTTCCTCTATTAAGATTTACTCTGAATGGTACTGGTACTTGAACTACATTTGAAGCAGCGGCTGGAAGAGCTGTTCCAAAATAAGTTGTATCAGAGAAAGTTTGTAGTGGAGATGAACCAGATGTTACTAAATGTGGTAAACCACGGAAACCAACTGGAAGAGCTGATTCTACCATTTCTCCAGAAGCTACTTCATCGGCTACTAAAACACGAATATATTTTGATAGATTTATGAAGTCACCTGAAGTAACAAGTTTTTGTTGCTGTATATCGAAATTATAGTATGTATTATAATCACCAATTACTTTGGCAATATAATTTGGAGATGAAGGATTTAAAGATAATCCTCTAAATGATTCAATAACTACTTTATTTTTATCATTGTCATTAAAATCACGTACAAGAATATCAAATGTTCCATATTGATCTACATCTGTAGCATTTTTTGGAATAATATTTTCAATTGAAATTTTGAATAGATTATTTGATGAAGCACCATCATGAAGAGAAAATACTCTAAATAGATTTTTAGCAGAACCACCAAATCTTTGTGAAACAAACCATGGTGTTTTAGCAGTTCTAAATCTGTCTTCAAAATTTTCATAATTTGGAACAGTAGTTGTTCCTAAGTTTCTTGTTTGAGAGCCTGTAAAGATGAAAGCAATGTTTTGTAAGCTTGGGATTGCTGAACCTGTTATAGCACCATTAAATCCAGAACCAGTTGGAACAGCAAGACTTGGATGAATTTGGTATTCTGAATATAGTACATAGCCTGCTTTTTCAAGCTTATATGGATCTATGTTGAATAAATTGCCAAAATAATTTGGAGCTTCGACATCAAATGAAGCTGTTATTGCGAATGGATAGGTGGCATCTGTTCCTTTGTGTCCATTTAACAACATGACGAATTCTTGTCTTGAGGAAGCTAAATTCAAAGAACCTGTAAAGGATCCTTTTTTGGTAGCTTCTGTTCCAATTGTTGCATTAGTAATAGCGTTATCAGAACCGGCAATAGAAGAAGAGAGTGACAATAAAACACCACTAGCAGCTAATAAAACACCTCTTACTACTGGAACACCACGAGCTGGTAAACCTGCATCAGTAAAGACACTTGAATTTAAACTTTGGCTCATGAAACAACCAAGGAAATATGTTCTTCCTAAATTGCCTGCAAGATTTGCATAAGGATTACTTCCTAACGCACCACCAAGTGAAACTTGTTGTGGTTGTTCAGAACCAACAACATAACCAGCATTTATTACTTTACCAGCATTTGGACTGGATGTAGTTCTTGCGTTTCCATCACCAACACCAAGAACACGAACATATGTTGCAGATTGTTGATTTCTCAACCATTCTGAAACAGCCAATGGACCATTATAGAAATTATCATTTGGCTGTCCGAATGTTACGAAAAAATCTTGTGTTGTTGCTACCGTTACAGGAACAAAAGCCGGACCTCTTTCAGAAGTACCTACGACACCGGCTGGAATGCCATTTGGTTGGATTGCTGTAGGACCAGTTAGATTTATTGTTCTTGCTGAAACACCGGGACTTTTAAAGCTGATTTGCGCCATTTTTTATGAACTCCAATTTCTTTTATTAACTA